TCAGAGAGCCAGTAGACCAGAACGGCTGGCACCGCATGACTGAGCACAAGTCATTAACGAGCTTGTACGCCTCATATTGGTTCTGGATCAGCGCGTTGCAACTAAATCGCGCCTCCTTAGTGTTATTGCCAGTGCCATCATCGACAAGCTCGTTTGCATATTGGCTGGCTGAGTAGAACGCAAACTTGTCAAGCTGAGCTTCGGCAATGTGATCACCAAATCCGTAACGCTTACTAATCAGTAAGTCATATAAAATCCACGCGGGGCAGGTGGTCCACTGAGCAGCACCAAAAGAACCGGTCCAGGTGCCGCTGTAGGTAAGTCGTCCGGTATCTGAATCGACCGTGGCGTTATCAGGGATCTTGACCTTAATTCCACGAATCCGGTAAGACCTGGCAGGGATGCTGTTGAACTGCTCGGCACTAAACCGGATGGCAGCTAGGGCGCTGTTTGGGTAGCGCAGCTTTTCGTAGATTAACTCCGTGTAGGCAGCAAAAAACGTCGGGCTAACGTCCTGCCCTGTGCTGTCTGCTGATGTACGAACAACCCGAATATCAACTGGGAAAGCGCCATCAAGCGTGATCAAATAATCGCGCTCATATTTATCAACGGTGCGACCACTAATCGTGTCAGTCTTTGCGCTTGTAAAGCCACCGCCGTTGTACTGAACTTGGATGTCAATGCTGACGCTCGTGCCCAGCACATCGCCTTCATTAGTTGCGCGCTCAAGCCTCGGGATAGCAATGCTGACGCGGACTGCATCAACGTTCGTATCAGTGATCTGCCGAGTGACAGGCGTATCCTGCGTGATTTCTACGTTGACGCTTTGAACGTCTTCAGTGGCATTGAAACCGTCGATGTAGGTTTGTGCGTTAGTGCCATATCTTGTCTTTACTGTGACGCCCTTGAAGTTGTAGTCCGCATCGCTTAAATCAGTGATATCAGCGCCAGAACGCAGAACAGGCGTATCAGTCAGGAAGACATCCTTGAGCAGCGCCAGGTTGTAATTATCCGTGCCTCTCGTGTAAGCACGCGCAGAAGGGAAGCCCTCAATTTCACCCTCGCTCAACAGGTCAAGAATGTTGGCGTGAGCTGTAGAAGCAAGGTTGTCGCTTTCGCGGGTTGGCGTCCTAGTAGCTGGGGGTGCTGACTGCTGGACAACAACGGTTTGCTGAACGATTGTCTGGCCACCGCCACCACCACCGCCGCCGCCACCAGCGCCAATGATCTGCTTGGTTTCTTTTTCAGCCATGATCAGATCGTGTCAACGTCAATGCCAGCCGAAATCACGACTGAACCAACAATAGTTTCACCGTAGACAACAGGCACCGGGACACCTTGTTTGCTGACGTTTTGAATCCCGCTGAAGCTGTAAGACTCCTGGGGGTCAAGCTCCGTTCCTTCGCTAGTTGTTGTTCGACCACCGCCAGGACTCATTGAAGCCGGACCAATCTGTGCTAACTGCGGAGTAGGCGAAAGCAGCTGCGAAACGCCACCCAGAACCAAGGCAACACCGACAGCGCCAACAGCAGTCGCAAAGCCGCCACCAACTAAACCCATGCTCAGTGCTGCGCCTGCACCTGTTGAGCCGCCAAGACCAGCACCCAGACCCAGAAAGCCGCCAGCAGCAGGACCAATAACGATTGCAGCCGCAATCAACGCAACGCCCGCGACAATCCTGCCAACGCCACCGCCAGCGCCACCCAACACCGGAACAATCTTGATTGACTGACTGGCTGGATAGTGGATCTCTTCCAGTTCTGATTCAAACCCGTCAACAATGACTTTGTAATGCTGGTCAGCCATATGGCGTTCCAGTCCAGGGAAATTAGCGAGCAACATCCGCACCGCTTCCCCGGCGTTACTGATCTCCGCTAAAAACCGACGCTGCCCAACAAACTTGGCGAGAGGACCATAGACCTTAACCTCTCGTTTCATGGCGCAGCACCTTACCCGTGCATTTTAAGAGCCACTCGCCTAATAAGTCACGGCTGGACAATCGACCTCGTAAATGGTGCAAAACCATTTGATCGCCTAGGTAGACGCCAACGTGATTCAGTTTGCCTGAATCGATTGCCATCAGCATTGCGTCGCCTGGCTGCATCTCGCTGATGTCTACAGGATGAAAGCCTGCCTGCTCCCAACAATCGTCAAACATCGGATTGGCGTTGAACTCATCAATCGTTGTTGGGCGGTCCCAATCAGGCAATTCAAGCCCTTGTTCTGCATACCAGTCACGGACGAGAGTCCAGCAATCGCTAACGCCCCAAACCCACTGTCTGCCGATCAAGGGTGCTTTGTAGCCTTCAGGATGGCATTCGCCCCATTTTTCGGTCTTCGGATTGACGATGTACCAAGGCAGGCCGGATTTTTCACAGGCGACTCGATCCGCTTCGCTTGGGACAGGTGGGGTGACAGGGTGACTATGTACGACAGCAATGACCTCGCCTTCATCTTCGGCCGCGGCGTAATCAACTGGATCGAGGATGAAAAATTCGTTTGTTTCAGCGAGGTTTTTGCATGGTCTATACCGTTCCCGCCCTTTGATGATGAGCAGCAATCCGCATGACTCACGCGGGTCTTCTGCTTTGGCGTGCTCCAGTGCCTTTGCTTTAGCGGTCGCCTTCATCCGTTAAACGCGCCAATACCAGGGAATCCACCGAAGGGTAGCTCCGCTGTTGCCCCAAATCGAATCGCACAGCTATTTAAGCGCTTGCCGCATTTATCGTCAGCGGTGCTAGTGACCGTGTTGTCATTTTCGTCGAAATAATTGCTGCCTGCGTAGCCACATTCTGAACCCTTGTAAATCCAAGGGCAAAGATTGGCATTGCATTGTCGTTTCGGCGCACGGACACCAGCCAAGTCAAATGCTGCCGCCATCTCGAAAGTGACCGCATCTCGCGTCTCGCTGACCTTCCGCGCAACGTAATAAACCTCATCCGGGAGTTTCGCGCTGGTATCAGGAGTCCCGAAAGGATTGCTGCCGCCTGAAAAATTAGCGTTGTCGATGTATCGGACTAAAGTGCGAATCCGAGTCAGCTTTGCGCCAGTCAGGTCATTGCCAGCGGTTGTGGCATTAACACCAAGCAAAATTGTTGTAATTGTGCCCAGCAAGTTTGCAACAACAATGGTTGGGCGGGGCAGACTTCCGCTTTCAGCGTTGTACTCGAAGCCGTCTACTTGAATTGGGAACTTGCTGTAAACATCTCCATCCCAAATAATGTCACCAGGGTTGTCCCCGGTTGTTATGTCATTGCTCCCGGCGTGGAAGCGGTATGTCGTATTGGAACCGTGCAGAGCGCTAGACAGCTCAAGCGTGAACAGCTCAATAATGCTGCTCGGGTTGATCTTCTGAAGCTCGGAAACAGGAATTGCCATCAGGGCTCAAATACCTGAACAAAACGTGCTGTGATCGTGGCGCGGTTGTTGTACGGGATTGACTTGCTCCATTCTGGGCAAATCCACTTATAGGAAGTCGCCTCGTCAAGTGGCGTCCAGTCAAAGCTGGCAGAATCTTCGGCGCGGGCGTTCAGGAAGGTTTCAATCGTGTCCGAGTCGGTTTCGGAAACATTCCAAGTCAGATCCCATTCTTTCGGATTCATGTGACCGGGAATCCCGTACAGCAAACGCTGTTGGTAGCCATCGCCAAATTGCACGGTGCGAGTGCGTGGGCGGCTGGTCTTTTGTGCGCCGTACGCCGGTGTGATTGAAGGGAAGGTGGCCATTAGGCGAGTAATCCTCCAGGACGCTTTTGCTTGATCAGTTCTTGACGGATGGCAACGCCAATGGCTTCGCCAAGACGCTTTTGCTCGCTTGTATCTCCTTCAACCCTACTGCCGGTGGCATCAACACTAACGTTGATCGTGGCACCGCCCAAGGCATTGTTCGGAACGATGCTGCCGCTACGCCCTGGCATAAATAACTCAGGGCCACGTTCACCGACGATTGCAGGCTTACCGCCAGAAATTGAACCACCATCAGCAAAGCGCGGCAGACCTTTGAAAAACGAAGACCCAGGGAACAGGCTGAACAGGGCAGTATTGACCGCGACTTGAAGCAGTTGATTAGCAAGATTGCGAAGCATGTTCGATGCAACGTCCGCCAGTGATTTAGTTTTGTCCATGGCAGCGGTGAGCATATCGGTCACGCCAGTTGCAATGGTTTGACCAAGGCCTGCATAAATCTGTTCAAGACGTTGAGCCTCTATTTGTTGTTGCTTCAGCGCATCTGCTTGTTTTTTGGCGTTTGCTTCATTTAGATCCTTGATGCTGGCCGTGACATGCTGAGTCCCATACAAAACCTCGAGTTGTTCCTTAAGGACATCCCTGGCATCAGCCGAGAGCAGTGGGAACTGCCTGTCTATCTCCTGCTTGCGAACCGACAGCTCAAGACGCTTTTGTTCTTCTCCTGTTAAAGCCGTAGCCAATAGGGTTTGATCTTGGAGCTGTTGCAGTAATTTTTTCCCTGCTTCAGCCTGCTGCTCCAGTGGAGTTTTTGCCGCTTTTCTACCCTTACCTTTCCCTTGGGTACGGGCAGCTAATAAAGCCGGCGGCGCGGATGCTGCTGCCACTGCAGGAGTGGTTGCCTCGGGAATAATTTGACCGGTCTTGTAGCCATATTGCTCAATTAAATCCTTTTCTCTTTGAAGCTTGAGCTGATTGAAAAGCGCTGGATCGAGTCTGCCTCCACCTCTAATCAAAGCAAGCTGTTTGGCCTCTTCCTCTGCCTGCCGCAGAATCTTGACTCGCTGCTGCTCAGTAAGCCCGAATTGTTGAGCACGTCTACCAATGTTGATCAGTTGGTTGACAGAGTTAATCGCTCCAATCGCTTGATCAAGGATCGCTTTGATTGCTGGACTTAAGACGCTACCAACAACCCGAGCAATGTTTTCAACGCCATCAACAAGTGTGCTGAACTTACCCGCCAAAGTATCCGACTGGGCGATGGCACCGCCTGCATATTTGCCGCCAGTCTCCGTAAGCTTTTCAAGCGCAAAATTCACTGCATCAGCGCCAATCCGCCCAGATTCAAGAGCCTTGCGGAACTCGTCGGCAGATAGCTTGTACTCTTCGCGCAAAACGCCAGCAATATCAACGCCGCGCTCTTGGAGCTGCAGCAGCTCTTCGCCCTGCAAACGTCCTTTCGCTTGGATTTGACCGAAGGCAGTAGCGATTCCGCCCAAATCAGCGCCGGTTGCACCAGCAACGTCAGATAAACGCTTGGTTACATCAACGATCTTTTCTGTCTCGAAACCAAACGCCTTCAAGCGCTTTGCGGTCTCAATCAGCTCCGAGCTAGTGAACGGCGTGACAGCGCCAAACGCCTGCAGTTCGCTGATGATGTTCTTTGCGTTATCCAGCGAGCCAGTCAGAACCTGCAGGCTTCTGGTTTGAGTCTCAAGCTCTGCTGTCTTAAACAGAACAAATCTTGTGGCTTGAATTGCCGTAAAACCAGCCAGCAATCCGCGGACTGCCCTGCCCAGGCTGTTAATGCCAGTGCTCGCGGTTTTTGCAGCACTCCCAGTATCCCTAAGCTCACGATTGAAACCGCGAATGTTGTTCTCTGCACCCCTTACGGCTTGCGCAAGCTGCTTGGACTGACTATTGATTTTTTGGAGCTCACGCGCCGCGTTCGAGCTTCTTACCTGTACGTCAACGACGGCAACAGCCACGGCCCGACCAAATCCTTTGATTCAGTCTACCGACGTTTCATCGACTCTTTGCCCGCACCTTCGCCATCTCCGTCTTTTCGCGTTCACCTTTGACGTCGTAATATGCCGCGAACATCAAAAACTCAGCGTCCGTCAGGGCTGCGCGCAATTCACTGACGGTTTTGCCAAGTTCAGTAGCTAGGAAGAACTCAAAGAAAAGCCAGGAGTCTTCCTTTAATCGTTTTTTGCTTCTTCAAGCGATCCAGCATCGCCCAAGCCAAACAGGAACAGCTCAAGCTCGTTTAGGACCGACTCAGGCAACATGCGCTGAAGCTTGGCCGTGTCTGCAGCCGCAAAAGGCTTGGAGCCATCTTCCAGCTCAGCCATTTGGCACAACATCTGAGTGCTGATGTCCAGCGCATCATCAGTGCCAGCCAGTGACTGAGCCTTTTTACGGTCAGCGCGGGTGATTGGCTTGAAATACAGATCCCAAGACTTGCCGCTGGGATGCTTCAAAACAAACTTGCGACGCTGGTTTAGGTCAAATGCCTCGACCAGTTCATCGACAAGACGTTTAGCCACGGGCACTTAAAGGGGCGAGTAAACCGCCCCAAATATACCCCTTA